TTAGCGAATATGGCTAAGAAATAGATCTGTTGTCGCTTCAGCAAGTTCGTCCTCTACTTGATTGTAACGATCAGTCATATAGACTTTTGTATGGCCCAGCGCCTGGCTTAATTGTTCAAGCGGAACCCCTGCAATAATGCTTTGCGTCGTGAAGAAGTGGCGCATCATGTGAGGTGTTACATGCAATCCTGTCGCTTCATTCACTAGATTGAAGTTTCTATTCAACTGGTTTGGATTGATGAGACCACCTTTTTCGTTCAGGGTGATATAATCTTTTTGTTGTTCCTTGATAATTCCTAACTTTCGCTTAATTTTAGAAGCTTCAGCTATTAGATAATAGATAAGGTCCGTTCCGACATCATCAAGGCAGACGTATCGCTCTGAATCCTTCGTTTTAAGCCCTCCTTTCCCTTTCAAGGTCTGGTTGCTTCGGCTGTCTCTAAGATGCAGTA